ATGGCTTTTCGTTCATCATCTTTTCTCCTTGTTGCGCAGAGTTCTAACCCTGCGTTCCAGCGGAGCCTCCGGCGATAATGCCGCCGGAGTCCCGCTGAACTTGGTCGTTCGGCCCCATGATCAAGTCCCACTCAATCGCCGGAATCCCAATCCATCCAGGCGCAATTTCTCGCACTGCCTGCACTTCGAGCATTTCCAGTCTGTCGATCAGTTTCTGGCTTGTGTCGCCGGCCCCGCCCACCATGGCGCGCAGCCGGCGCACTTCAGCAGCCAGCGTGGCGCACGCAACGCGCCAGCCCTGCGCGCCCTCATACACGGTCACGCCCTTGATCCACTCGTCGGCGTACTCCAGTGCCTCATCAACCTGCATCGCTTGCATTTCTGTCCTTTCCTCGGCTGTATGGGGCCGAACCCATCCATCGAGAGGGACGCCGCGCAATAAGCCGCGCGTCGCCCCTCATGTCACACGTTAAACATCTTCCTCAATGTAGGCCATCTCTTGAGCGCATACGCAGGCACCTTTCCCCGCCTAACCCAATTATTGACTACCTGCCTTGAAAGCCCGTAGCGACGGGCTAATCGTGACTGCCCGTAGTTGTTGATGATTTGCTTGATGTCCATAGGCTCGGCATCCTACGCCACATCGCAACGCAATGTCAACAACAAAATTTATTTTTCAAAACCTGTTGACATCGCAATTCTGATCGCTATGATGCGAAGCGTAGCAGGCAGTGTGAAGGATTCCAGAGAAGTTGCGCTTGATTCATATCTGGTCTTAGGCGAAACCAAGGTGCGGCCATGTTGCACGGGGGCATGGTCAAAGGTAAGCGGGTTAATCTTCACCGATCCGTTAGCCCGTGCCACAAACGGCAATGCGGGGCCGATCCGCAGGTAGATAGAAATGAAGAAGCAAGTCACAGCCGCCGTCTATCGGCAGCTAACTCCCCAGGTAGTTAAGCCGGTCAAGTATTTCATGTCCGAAGATGGCTCGCGTTTTATGGAACACCGAATCAACTTGGAGCATGTCACCGACGTGACCGGCAGCTACGACGAGTGCTGGGCCAAGGCGCGTGAAGTCTGCGACCTGCCGGTGCTTGAGTTTCCGCGCGGCATGTATAGGGGGAATGGCAATGTGTGAAGTCAAGCTCAACATGCCGACAATTATCTGTCGAAACACTCTTGAAACTGTACGCGAATGGAATTCAATGCCAGAGTCAATGGCCGAGTGGTATCAAGGCCGAGCAATGGCTGCTGCACTTATCCATCCGACCATTGAGAACATTTCTGCCGCTCATGAAGTCAGATTCCTTACTGGCGATTACGCACGGAGGCACTACCATGTGTGAAGACCAATTCCAACACGAAGTCATGGATGAGCGCCGCCAGGATCAAGAGTACGAGGCGCTGGACGTTCAAGCCGAAATGAACAAGGACCGTGATGTGAAATGTTTCAACGATCCGCTGTTTTTGATGATGGTTGATCTGATGCGGGGGCCGATGCGATGAGCTTGCCAGCCCTCTATCAAATCTCCGATCAGTATCTCATCGATCTGGAAAAACTCAGCGAGCTTGATCTGGACGACCAAACCATTGCCGATACGCTTGAGTCAATTCAAGGTGACATGCAAGAGAAGTGCACCAACGTCGCCATGTGGATTCGTAACACGGAGGCGCTGGCCGATCAAATCAAGCAGGCCGAAGTCTCAATGGCGCAACGTCGCAAAGCACTGGAGAATCGTGCCGAGGCAGTCCGCGCCTACCTGCTGGCAAACATGCAACGAACCGGCATCAATAAGATTGATTCGCCGTGGTTCAGCATCGCACTCCGGAAGAATCCTCCGTCCGTGGTGGTTGATAGCGTGATCGACCTAGATGCCAAGTTCCTGCGCCAGCCTGAAACGCCTCCGCCTGCGCCTGACAAGAAGGCCATCAAGGAAGCCATTGAGCGCGGCGAAGTGGTTGCCGGCGCGCATCTTGAGCAAACTGAATCAGTGAGGATCAAATGAACAAGTCTGACAACATCAACGAACTCGCTTCGGCGTTGGCAAAGGCGCAAGGAACAATGCGGTTTGCCGTCAAGGATGCGAACAATCCTTTTTTCAAATCCAAGTACGCCGACCTGTCCAACATTGTCGAAGCAATCCGCGATGCGCTTGCAAGCAACGGCCTGTCGTATATTCAACGACTGCACGAATCGGAAAAGCACGAAGTTCGCGTTGAAACCGTCTTGCTTCACGCATCCGGGCAGTTTGTTTCGTGCGGCATCCTGTCGGTTCCTGTAAGCAAGCACGATGCGCAGGGCTTTGGTTCCGCGCTAACCTATGCGCGGCGCTATTCATTGTCGGCTGCTGTTGGCGTAGTGGCCGACGACGACGACGGCAATGCTGCCTCACAAGCTGTTCCAAAGCCATCGCAACCGGCCCCCATGCCGCAAAAGGTCAAGGAAGCTGCCAAGCCTAAGAAGGCAGAGCCGAAGCCCCCAATCGAAGGCTCCGCAAAGACCATTTCCAGCGATCCGGCAGAAGGCGACCTGTCCGACTTGTCGCCACCACCAGTAGCAACAGACAAGGCTAATCCGGTAGTGATCGGCAACATTATCAATGCTTTTGCATCCAAGCTCAACATGACAACCGATCAGATAAACGCTGAGTTTGACAAGTGGATGGCAGGCGAACAGCCGGCGCGTAAGTTAGATGAATGGACGGTGGCTGACGTGGAAGAGGCGCGGCAGATGTTCAAGTCAATGATGGCACACAAACAGGAGGTACTATGAATGACAAATTCACCACGTATGTCGAAGACGAGCAATGCGTCGAACACGCCGTCGTTGTTCATTTCCGTTTTACTCGGCCTGCCGCCTCGACTCATTGGCAACCCGCAGAAGGCGGCCCGGAAATCGAATACATCGTTAGCCCAATCAGGCTCACGGAAAAACAGCAAGCCCGAGTCGAGCAAGAGTGCGTCGATTACGCCTGGGAATGCTGGCGAGAACGCAACGTATAGCCAAGAGACAATAGAAGCTGTCTCGGCGTTTTCAAACAAACTTTTTAGCGCGACCGTACCGCTTGCCGTATTCGCAAATGGAAATGGATCGTGGATAGCAATGAAGGCAAACACAAACTCATTTGAGGCCAGGATGGCAAAGTCACCGACAACTCTTGTCGGCATTTTTACTGCTGATGCAACCATTAGGATGCTGCTTGCCGAATTTGATGCAGCGGGGATCAAATAGAATGGCCCTCTGGCACCGCTTCGAATACGGTTGGCACATGGTCGATGCCTATCTTGCGTTGCACCGTGGGGATCGTGAGGCTTACGAGTGGTCGTGGTGTCGAGCGCAGGACTGTCTGGATCGGATTGATCTGATGCGGATACAGTAAAGGAAACCACGGAGAAAGAACAATGACCCACATAGATGACTGGCTGGACGATCCGGCCACAGGCCCGGCAAACGTAAAGGAATGGCTTGAACACTTCCGCAGGCCGACGATTGACAAGAATTACAAGTGGCTGGCAGCGCGCAAGCTGTTTTGCACCTACAAGGACGGTAAGCGTTACCGCTGCATTGGGTGCAGCCGCATAGGGGATGTGTGGCTGACGAAGCATTTCGAGCGCGAGAACGGCTACGACTTGCGGATTGACATCGCGGACTGCGCCGATTGGGAAGTGGTGTCGAACGCATCTTCGACACACAAATAGGTGTCTAACTTAATTTACACACAAGGAGAATCAAATGAGCCAACCGAATAGCATCAAGGTTGATGAAGTTGAGTATGTTCGCAAGGACTCCATCCAGCAAAATCCGAATGGCAACCGCTGCGTGGTTGTCGTGGATCGAGGCTGGATTTTCGCCGGCGATGTGACCCGCGAGAACGGGCGTATCAAGCTCTCCCGCGCCCTGCACGTCTTTAAGTGGGAATCGGTCGGGTTCGCGGGTATGCTGGAAAACACCAAAAAAGCAGACCTGCGCAAAATAGCGGATGTCGACATTCCGGAAGATGCTGAGATTTTCTGTGTTCCGGTAAGTGAATCATGGGGACTTTAACAAGGCCAGTTGGCAACGGCGACGGCGACGGCTACGGCTACGGCGACGGCAACGGCTACGGCGACGGCTACGGCAACGGCTACGGCTACGGCGACGGCGACGGCTACGGCGACGGCGACGGCGACGGCTACGGCTACGGCTACGGCTACGGCTACGGCAACGGCTACGGCGACGGCGACGGCTACGGCTACGGCTACGGCTACGGCTACGGCTACGGCTACGGCGACGGCAACGGCTACGGCTACGGCAACGCCACTATTTCTAAGAACACTCGCCGTCCAAGGTAACCCGATCACCTCCCCCTCCGTGGGTTCCTTCAACCCGTTTGAAGTTACCGGCGAACACGGAGTGCGGGAGGTTCTGACCAACACAGCTACGTAGAACGGCGCAATCCTGCTGCTGAATACTTTTCAGCAATCGAATCCGTAGATGCTGCGATGAAATCTACTTCGCAGGACTAGACGCAGCAAGCAAATTCGTCTTCGCCATCGATCCGCTAGTAGTTCCGTAATAATACGATAGGACTAACATGCAAACAGCGTCCATCAGGCCAAGGATGCGCCCGACTACCATCTCGGGAATCTTATCGTCAGGGTAGCCGTAGAACAACACGGCAACTTCGCATCCAAGCGTGACGCACAGAAGTATCACCGAAAGCCAAAACATCCTGCCCTGAATGCCACCTTCAGTGTTGTACTTCCGCGCCGAATCACGATCCTTGAAAGCCAACTCAGCGTACCGGAATCCACGTTCTTTCTCGTCCTGCTGGAATTGAAGTTCGAGTTTCTTGATTTCAGCAATCTGTTCCGGAGTGATCCTTCCATCGCTGATGACCTTGGTAACGTCCTGAACGGTTCCACCGTCTATACCTAGTATCTTGGTCAGCCCAGCAACCGCAACGCCACCAAGTGGCCCAAGCAACGCAGTGGCGATAGTTGGGGCAATCTTTTCAAGAAAATCATTCATTACCTTCTCCACGGAGGAATCGGGCCTGATCGTTCTGGTTGAGGTTCAGGATCGCTTTGCGGCGGTCTGGAGTCACCTCTTAACTCCCATGCCAGCAAAAGAAGAAGGATACCCGGAAGCAGCACCAGAAGGACTATCGTCGCTTCGTACAAGTTTGCACCGCTGCTCATAGCGCCATTCCTTTATCAGATGTTTCGCGTCTTTCGCCTGCGACGGAAAAGCAGCATTCGCGTTCAACAGCAACGTATTGATGCGGTGAGACAGCAAAGTTTTCACTTCACTTCCAGCCATACGTCCTCGTCCCGTTGCTCTGCCGCTTGAAGTGCCATCACCAGGCGCTCATTGATGGCTGCGCATTTGGCTACTCCGGTCAGCGTCCTTACCTGTCCCAACAGTGGACACCCTAGCGTATCGTGCTCCGTGTTTCCACCGTGGATTCGGATAGCCTCGAATCCTTCAACATCATGCACCAGTGGCATTAGTTTGCCCCATCTGCGGGACATGGTGAGAGTCACCTTGTAGCGACCTCTCGGGATGCAGGTATCGCCGTAGATTTTCTCACCGACATCCTCAAGGTCACGATCCTTGTCCTCTAGCGTCTCTCCCCAATACTTGCCATTAACGAAGAACTTGCCCCAATTGTGGTTCTGGCTGGCGTCTGCGTCTCGGAGGATTTCAAGCAACATAATCAAGAACCGTGAAAGCGTTCGCACTCATTGCGATCAACCTTGCCATCCAACTTCTCCATGATCTTGTCCAACTTGCTGAAGATCGCTTGGGATAGCCGCTCAAACTCATCTCGTTTGATGTAGGTTCCGGCAACCAGGACTTCAATGGCTTGGACTTTTGATGCTAACTTTGTGTCCTCTTGCCGCATCTCGGCTAAGGATTGCCTGAGAGCACTGATAGCATCCCAAACTACCTTCATCACGATTCCACCAAGAAAGGTTATAACGACTAGCGCAGCATTCACAAACAATTGCACATCAGCGTCCATTTTTATTCCTTGTTGTTATCCGAAGGTTTTGTCAGCGTCCTTAGCCCATTCCCAAGCATTTAGATCATACGACCACATTTTATGCCATTCGTAAGGGAGCAATTCATGTTCCATCGGGTACGGATAGCGGTTGTCGAGGACATAGGTTGTGCCATTCAGATCGACCAACAGTACCAGATGCCCACGGTCGCGCTTCTTGCCTGCTGACGGCTCAACAAAGCACGTTGCAAGGCGCGTTGCCTTCTCAGGAAACCCGTAGGCATGAACAAGCCTCCATTGCTTCGCTGTAGCATAACTGTCGCAATCATCTTCCTTGGTGATGTCGATGGGCGTCCAATCCTCTGTTACTTCCGACTTGTACGGAAACAGGTTGATCTTGGTATTGACCACCTTCAGATCGTTGAGCGAGTACGTCACTTTGGGCATCCAGGAAAGGACGGCTGCTCGGCGCACAACTTGGCGTGACCGATAGGAGTAGGCGCAACCTCGCCCGAGCCGCGCAGCAGGCCGGTCGAGGCGCAGCCGTTAAGCAGGAGTATCAGCAGCAGGTAGCGCATCGTATTGCTCCTTTGTCATTTCCGGCCATCCCGAGTAGTGCATCGTTCTTGTAGCGTAGTCGCCCTTGTGACAGATGACGTAGGGTGATTGACCATCCCACTCTGCGACCATGACAAATTGGGGATCGTCTATGTTTGCAGGAAGCCCTGCGGCTGAGTGCGTATGCAACTGAGCAGGCCCTGCAACGTATTCCGGCATCGCGCCCATCGGCCCCTCGATGGTCTTTCCGGTAGGCACTGACGTACCAATCAGGACAGCCATGCGGGCAGGCTCAGTGCGGCGCTCTTGCTGGATGATGATGTGGAAATTTTTCATTGTTTGGCCTTTCTTGCGTCCATCATCTTTTGCCGTTTGATAGGATCGCTCCACATATCCTTCAACCGTTTTGATGCGGCATCTCGGGTAGTTTGGTTTTTAAATCTGTTTTTCATCCGCTCAGAAGCCTTAACCCTATTCTCTGGGTTAGACCAAAACCTTTCAGTGGTTCTTTTTGAGACTTCTGAAATCTTCTTCTTTGTCTCGTCAGATCGCTTCTTACCTTTAAGCATTCTGGATAAATGGTCTTTTTCCTCTTGAGACAACTTTCGCCCACAACACTGAGGGCCACCACCGCTAGTAATGTTGGTCAGCATTACCCCGTTATTGCGCAATAGTTTGATTAGCCCTTTTTCTAAGAGCAATGCATTTTCAGCAGAAGAACACTCTATGACGCCTTTCAACACATTGTGCACTCCAATGCTTGCAGCGGTTTCTGTGTATCTCTTGTTTCTCCTGCAATTCGATACCTTCATCGCCCTACTTCGAGTCCCTTTGCCGACATAAAAAATTCCGTGTATATCCGTTGTGTCAGGCTTGGCATGGATGTATGCGTAGGAGACCATCATGCTGTCACCGCCTGAAGTTCACTAGAGGAAAGGGCGCGCTGCCCAATGCGGACGTTGCGGATAGTTCCATACCACGGGACGCTGCCACCAACACCTATACCTAGGCTGTTCAGCGAAATGTTTCCATCAAACGCGCCACTTACAGGAGTCACACCGTTGGATGAAACAGCCTTGGCAGACCCACCCCATGTGGAAGCGCCTTTGTATATAGTGTTCAATGCGTTCAACGTCTCTACGGTGTTCGTGGATATTGTTCCGTCGTATATTGATGCCCTTGATCCTGAGGTAGGCGATGCAAACAAAGGCGTATTAGCGGAGGTTGTATCGCCATCTCCTACCACGCGAGCATTGGCGTTTGTTCCGGACGCTGAGTATTCAGCACTTATCCAGCCAACGGTTGCGGAGTAATTTCCCGCACTCGAATACGTCAGCACATCAGCGTTCCTAGCAACCGCTACGGTCGTGGTTGGAATGTAGCTGCTTCTAAATGCCCCGTTCTCAGACTGCGCCCGCGTCGGCGATCCCGTTACTGTGTAGGTCACTGTCCCGGCAACAGTCACAACAAACGTAACCGCTGCCGACGAGGTAGCAGTACCTGCGCCGGTTATTGTTGCAGTTGTTCCAGCAACAGCAATGCTTCCTGTACCATCCATCCACATGGTATAAGTTCCGGTGGATAGCGATCCGGTTGTCTGCGTTGCCGGTGTTCCAGATTGCAGAAAATGATTCGTCCTCGCCCCCTCCGCTGAGTAGCCGAGCATCGGGCTATTCGTGGGATGGATGACAGCATTGCCGTTCAGCGTCCAAGTCTCACCCGTGCTGCCGGTCAGCGTCGTG